ATGATATTTGCGTCCATTATTTTTTCTCGTTTTCTTTAGGATTTTTAGATGATATTTGATTTTTTTCGATTGTTTTCCGTGCTCTTTCACGGGCTTCTTGAGCTTCGTCTTGAAGTTTTTGTTCTAGCAGCGATTGAATATCTAGCTTTGATAATTTACGTGCCATAAATTTCCTTTTGTTGAAGAAATGAAGGTATGTATATATAAATAATATATAACAATTTATTTCAATGTCAATCAATTTGACTTAATTGGTTTTTTATATATACTGGTATCAGGTTAACAATAAGGAGTATTTATGAAAAAGACGTTTGTTGAATTTAAACAATCATTACAAGAAATTCGAGAAAAGTTGTTTGCAGTTATGCAAAAGCATAATTTAAGTGTTTTGGGAATGGCTAAAGAAATAGGCATTACCCATAATGCGTTAAACAAATTTTTAACTGGACAAACAAATCCACGCATTACGTTAATGATGAAACTTGATAACTATATTAATGAAAAACAGGCTGAAAAAATACCAGAAGATCCTTTTTTACATTTATCATCCATATTGACCCATCTTGATGATATTAAACAAATGATTATTGAAGAAAATTTATCGCAAGAATATTTGCCAAAATTAGAAATCATTAATAATTATTTAATGGAAGCAGCACGTGAATTTAAGGATTTAGTAGATTCTTTAAAAAAATAATATACATGTTTATTGCATAAAGAAATTGACTCTTTACTTTTTTTTATCTAAAATTTCGCACATAAAAAACGTCGAGCGCTAATGTACTCGACGTTTTAAAGTAACTTCTTTAACTCAACCAATTTAACTACCTATCTCATTATCTTCCCGGATTGCCTAGATAGATAGAAGGACAAAATGAAACGACTTCATCAGAACCCAACCCAAATCCACATACACAGGAGGAATAGGCGAAGGGAGTTATTTCTATGAAGGCTATTTCAAATCTCTCTAATAATATTCTAACTAATCTATCTCGTCAAGAAAAAAAACATTCATCAACAAACAATTCTTATCAGAATAAAAAGTGTGACCAAAAAAACTTTATTAAACCACCGGTAGAAATACTGTTTCCCATACCTGATAATGAAGTATTAGATGATCCTTTGAAGGCATTATCACAACTACCAGAATCTGATAAGAAAATACTGGGCCTTTTGTTGTCACTAAAAAAAAGATTTAAAGTTGTTGCGCCAACCCAGGAATATATAGCTAAAAAAATAGGATATTCTCGTCAAACGACGAATGCCTCACTTGGTCGTCTTCATGCTAAGAAATTAATATACAAGGGATATCGCCATATGCGTCCTTGTTTTTACAATCTATCTCCATTTCTTTTACATGAATCAACAGCAATGAAGTTAAGATCTCTCTTTTCTACCTACAAGCGCATGTTTATCTTCAGCTTATCACTGTTAATAATCTCTAGCAGCAGTATTTCAAAAGGGTTTACACGAGATAAATTTTTAAGAAATAATAAGGATTATTATTACTTTAAAAATGTGGGGTTCAACCAAGGAAGAGTAATGGAATCAGCACATACCGTTTTGCTTGATATAACAAAAAAGCTTCGGCTTACCAAATGGGGACAGATAAGACTATCGGCATTTCCAGAACAAGCACTTCAACATGCATTGGATGATTATGAATTTGCACAAAAATATCAAAAGAAATCTATTGATAATGTGTTTAGTTGGTTTTTCAAATCTTGTTTGGTTTATTGCAATGAACATAATATAACCCCGGACTGGGTATTGATGAAAAAATTAGAGACGCAACATGGTATGCCAACAAATCCTTTATTTATTCAAGCATCAAATATTAAAATTTCTACAAAAGGACCTGAAGTAAAAAAATCAACTATGCCGACATCCTCTTTTAGCACTTCTTCTAACTCTTTGAACAAATCTCAAGAGCCTAGTGCATCAAAGTTATATCCTGTATGGAAACCAGAACAACGAAAAATTGAAACAGCGCAAGAACGTAAGCAAAATATTCTTGCATGGCTTCCTACCCAAAATGCTGAAAATTTTGCTAAATTGATGGGCAAAGAAGGTTTTGAAAAGTTTGTAGCTAATCTTTTAGTAGGAGATAGTGAGTGAAATATATCATAAAGGGTGAGCCGATGGGGCTTGTTAGCATACAAGAATATTCTGTATGGAATGAATCAAAAGCAACACGCCTTAACTATAGTATTCAGTTAAAAAATCAACACGATGAGAAACCATTATTGCATGGACCACTTTCAGTTAAAGTTACCTTTTATTTTCTTTCAACTATCGGTTCTAATAGCAAAAAAAAGAAATATTCTGGCGCTACTCATATCGATTCTCCTGGGATAGCAACATTGCTTAAAGTAATAGAAGACCTGGGTCGAGGTATTATATTTGCAAACAGTTGTCATATTGCTCGCATTATGGCTGAAAAATATTATGATGATGAGCCAAGGACAGAAATACTGTTTAGCAAGTTAAAGGAGAGCGATGAAAACTTCTAAAAATACACCAAGCGATAAAAAACCAAAGGCAACTTTCTTTGATGAATATTACAATTTGAGACAAAAAGACAAGCTCCCTATGACTAATCTTGGCATATCGGCATTAGCTGAAGAATATTATGATTGGGCAGTCGAAGATGATACCGCTATTGCACAATCTGATTTTTACCTTCGCAAAGGGATTGACCAGCGAACATTTCATAATTGGTTAGGAAGAAGCGAAGAATTGCAACGTGCTCATAAAGTTGTTATGGAGTTGATAGCAAATAGAAGAGAACGTAAAGGACTCGACAGAACTTTTGATGCTGGTATGGTGCGATATACAATGCCTCGGTATAGTAAAGCTTATCGTAAACTCGAAGAATGGCGCTCATCGTTGAGGGAAAAGAAACATGATGATGGTGGAACTAAGATTGTGATTATGGAGAAATTTGCAGACGTAAATGAATAACGCAGAAGCTGCTGCATAATTAGTGGAGATATTATGAATAAGATTCTGATAATTATAGTAATATTGTTTTCGTCCTTTATTTATGCAGCCAAAGAATTAACTAATTCATCAATAATAACTCTTAAAATATTTATAGACCAACAGCTTGAGAATGAAGTAAGAAGATCAAGTAATTTACCTTCGTATATTCCTTTGACGAGAAATAATTTTATATACCATGTAGCAACGTACCAACATCCAGAAATTTTATGTAATTTAAAAACAGTTATTCGATTTTATGCTACTTTTAGAGGCACTGCTTTTGAAGTGTATAAAAAACCTTTAGTAGAACGTAAAAGTTAAATATGAAGTTAAATTGGTTTCACTTTCCAGAAACTTATCCACTAGCGGGGAAATATTGTCTTATATTAGACGAAGATGATAAGTTGATATCAGGATTTTCTTGCAAATCCGAGGATGGAACTCGAACTTTCAAGGTAACATGTGGCGGATTGAACAAGGATTTAACCACGTCGCATAATTGCTGTTCTCTTCCTATTAAAGCTCGATACTGGGCGTACTTACCTTTTGAGGAGTTGTAATATGTCACAATTCGCATGGCTTCTTATTACCGTTGTTGGATGTTTTTTTCTTAACCTTATTCTTATGTTTGATAAGCTCAATGTCCTCCATGACAAGCTTGTTGGATTAAAAAAACAAATCGAAAGCAAATAGATGACTGAATTGAAGCTAATTAACGCCTTTCATGATTATCTGCCGCCAACTGGTCATACCACGGGTTTTTATGTGTTTTACATTTCTACATATGTACCTTTTAAAGAAGGTTATAAATGTGGTGGTCAGGGGTGTGAGGCAAATATTAGATGGATATCGGTTTTAAAAATAGAAGGATCTATTTATGAAACTATGTTTTATCCCAATACTGATACACTAACAATTTCTCCGTGGGCTAAATGCGTATATAACCACTCTAAAGATGTGATTAATGAAATGAACAATCAAAAAGGTTTGTACTTTGATTATGTTCAAATTGAGTCAGTGGATTGGAAAGAAATTGATCGTTGGATGTATTTAGGAGCGTAAATGAGTATAAATAATATAAAATGTGGATGCTGTCAGGAAATTGCTACAGAAAAACATATAGGAGATGGCGAAGAATTGAATTTTTGTAGAGATTGTTATGAAGTTGTGATATTGGATAAACCTATAACAGTTTCTGTATTATCACCCGAAATATTGTCAACGTTTTTTGATGGGGAAATAAAATGAACTATCGCGTGCAAGTAAAACTAGTTAACAATGAAGTATTATTTTTTTTAGTTGATCAAGATAGTTTTGATATTCTACGCAATCGTCTTGATGATAAGAAATGTGATTACTTAAGTTTTGATCCGATTAGAGTTATGAAAAGCGCTGTGTTGTTTATTAGTTGGGATGAGGATAAGAGTATTAAATGATGTCGGTTTTTAATGGTTAGTTATTTTTCATATCCCGTAGGTCTTGTTCCGCTCAGGGATTCGGACTATCAGTTCATTTTTTGGAAACTGTTATTAGTTTTTATTATTGGAGGATTATTAGTTCTTTTGCTAGCGACAATGATATCTTGTTTGATCATTTGGTTAGAGAGAAAACAATGAAAATAGAAACACAAATCCATCTTAATAGATTTAAGCCTCGTTCCTATCAACTTCCTATAGTTGATGCAATTGAGAACAAAGGATTTAAGCGCGTGCTTGCCATTCTTCCTCGACGAGCTGGTAAGGACATAACAGCGTTTAATCTTTGTATACGGTATCTTTTAAGGAAAGTTTGTGTTGTTTATTATATCTTTCCTACCTATGCCCAAGGTAAAAAAGTAATCTTCGATTCTATTACAAATGATGGGACGCGTATACTAGACTTTATCCCGAAAGAATTGATATCATCAATTAACTCACAAGAAATGAAAATACGATTCATCAATGGTTCTTTGCTCCAAGTTGTGGGGAGTGATAATGTCGATTCCCTTATGGGAACAAATCCCCAAATGTGTGTGTTTTCTGAATATGCGCTCCAAGATCCGCGGGCTTACCAGTATATCCGTCCAATTCTTACTGCTAATGCAGGTATCGCTTTATTTTTATCAACTCCACGTGGCAAAAATCACCTATTTGAACTCTACGAAATCGCGCGTAATTCATCGGACTGGTTTTGTTACAAACTTACGGTCGAAGATACGAATCATATACCTCTTGAAGAAATTGAAAAAGAAAAAGCTGCTGGAATCATGAGTGATGACCTTATCCAGCAAGAATATTACACATCGTTTACCATGGGAGTTGAAGGATCATATTATGCTAAATATCTAGATCGTATGCGTTTGTGCAATCAAATAGGTCAGGTTCCCTGGGAGTCTGGGTTCAAAGTTAATACTGCGTGGGATTTAGGAGTTCGCGATTCAACGACTATTTTGTTTTTTCAAGTAGTTGGCCAAACTGTTCGTATCATAGATTGTTATGAAAATAGCAAAGTTGGTTTGGATCATTATGTTAAAGTTATCCAACAAAAACCGTATTCTTACGGTAAACATATCGCGCCTCATGATATAAAGGTGCGCGAATTTGGGTCAGGAATGACCAGAATAGAAAAGGCGCGACAACTTGGTATAAGCTTCACCGTAGCTCCTGATCTTTCAATAGAAGACGGCATAGAATCTGTCCGATCGGCTTTAAGTAAAATATGGATAGATAGTTCGTGTAGTTCATTTATCAAGGCTCTTGAAAACTATCGTCAAGAATATGATCCAAAGAAAAAAGTTTATAAAAATCATCCATTGCATGATTGGTCCTCTCACTGGGCAGACTGTTTGAGATATTTAGTAATTTCATTACCTAAGACTCGTGATAGTATATCTCCTGAAGATCTCGATCGTCGATATAGAGAAGCTATGTACGGCGAACAAAGTAATATGCCATCTATTTTTAGAGATGATTTACCTACATATCCAATTTAAATTATTTTTATTGAATTGATTCTATTGTTGCTTATTATTAGATTGTTACATATTGAATGCAATGGAAATAAATTGTTGCATATAAGCAAAGTTGTGATAGATTCATATCTAATATTTTACTTAATATATTTAGTCGAAAGGGTTCATATCGAAACAATTAAATAGAGGAGATTTAGAAATGAGCAGAAGGATAAATATTAAATCTATTTAATTGAGCAAAATTATGATTAAAAAAAATAATTACATGTCGCGCGCACTTATTATACTTGGATGTTTATTAGCTATTCCTGCTTCTGGCATGAAGATTAATAAACTTGTCTCTAATCAAATAATGAATTTAACTAATCTAAAAATTGATACGTCTCAGTATAAAAACAAAACTATTTCTGATCTTCAAAAAAGAAATTATGGTATTAACGGATTTAAAATAGGCGCTGAAATAGGCAGAATAACTGGAATTGCTTTTGTTAAGTGTGGTGGAACATTGACTAGAATAGCTGTAAAATCATTCCTTGAATATAAAGGGGTAGACTCTTCAGTAATCGATAAAGTTGGTGAATTAAGTAATGCGATAGGAAGTGAAGCAACAGGACAAAATAAAACGCTTATTGTAAAGACTTTTCGCATTGGTTTTGGCTTTGCCGGACATCTAACAGAAGAAGTAGGATTTCCTTTTTTAAAAAATACCCATTCATCATCTTTGGATCCTATGGAAAATGCTTCTGTTTTAGAAGAGATCACCAAAATTATAAATGAATAATAAGGAAAGCAACATGATAGCAAAATATATTAGATCTTTTATAGGTGTTGCCATTATTTTGTTTTCAGCATCATCTAGCGCTATGATTAATAAAAAAATAATGTGGAATATTGTCACATTAAACACTATTAATGCGCCTAAAGAACTTTTCAAATTAGTGCATTCAAAGAAAGGTAATTTTAACCAAAAACGCTTGTTTAGTTTAACTAAAGTTTTATGTGGACAAAAAGGCTGGGAAGCAGGTAAGAAGTTTGGAGAATCTATTGCCGAACCCATTGCTAATGTAGTTCCAGAAGTGGCTGAAATAATAACCAGAAATGGGTTAGAAGATAAATTAGGAACTGTTGGTGCTGAGATTGTTGCCAAAGCAGTTGAATCTGTCGCTGAACATGGTGCTCCTGTCATAGAACAATGTATGATATATACATGCGGAGCTGTTGGGTGCCTTTATGAAGAAGTTCATCAAAAAACAAATACTGATCATATAAATGATATGGTAGATGTATTTAAATCGTGTATTGAAAAATACAAAGATAGTTCTGATGAGAGTTCAGGGGGAAGTTGGTAAATACGTAATTCTGTATATGTACTCGGGTTATCTTATGATGATGCCCGGGTACATTTTTTTTAAAATGAGGGAAATTATGGATATAAAAAATATAGGTATAAAAATTCTTCATGCTGGATGTATCATATCAATAATAATGTTTTTGGCGGTAGTTATTATAGAAGTATGTTTTCCCAAGGTTTATTCTAGAGAAATTCTTAGTTATGCGGGTAGTTTTTTTCAATGGGCAATAGTATTTTGGACTATTCGGGCAGCTATTCTACTTTATCGATAGGGAATAACCATGCGTTTAAAAGATGTAGTATTATTTTTTTTACATCTATTATTTCTACTTTCCATGGTCATGCTTATAGTATCTACCTTAAGTAATACGCTGCATGTAGATTATGCAACGAATGTGGTATTTTGGGGATATATGTTTTTGTTAATAAGATTGATAGTAAAGAATTTCCGCTAATTTAATGTGTAGGTAATTTCATGACATCTAAACTTGCATTATTAATGATATTGTTTTGTGGGTCTCATTCGGACATCGAAAAGAGAGAAGCTGAATTTGAATTAGAATGTATTTTTATATCTGAAGGTGTAAATTGTTGCTTATGGCCTGATGAATATGATTTAGATTATATTCGTTCATGTAATGGATGTACGGAAGAAGAGTACAGAGAAATACGTGGAAGAATTCTTTTTCCAGAATATTATGATTAAAATGTCATAATAAGTTCTATTGTTATCATAAATATAGTATTATTTTAAAGCTACGCTACATATGCGCCGCGCTCGAGTTGCTCATTTGCTCGAGCGCTTTTTATTTTTTAACTGATAAATACTTGCGATCACTTTACAGCTTAACTATGCTAGGATTTGTATAAAAGTTTTAGTAAAGGAGCAGGAATGATATTTCCAGAGCTTGGTCCTCAATATTATGATGAAAAAGATCGTCCTATTCTGAGTAAAATGGAAGCATTTTATGCAGAAAGTATAACGATTAACCAATCTTTCTGGGGAGAAGCAGACACTGATACTCGTTTTGAAACCGGTGATCAAACGTTATGGAATGATTTGTACGGAAATCTTCCTGCAAACAGACGTAGACAATTTAATTTTAATAGAATACGCCGTGTAGTTAACATGATAAGTGGCCATCAAAGACGTAACCGAAAATCTACCATAGTAGTTCCTATTGAGAACGGTGATGCTGAAACTGCCGATCAATTTACTAAAATTTTAATGTGGGCTAATGATCAAGAGGGAATTTTAGAAACAATTTCTTCTGCGTTTCATGGATCATTGGTTACTGGTATGAATTTGTTGCAAGTATGGGTTGATTATCGATCTGATCCAGTTTCAGGTAATATTAAAGTTGATAACTGTTCATATAATAGTTTTCTTATTGATCCTTATTTTAGAAAATCAGATTTATCTGATTGTAATGCAGTCTGGAAAAGATCTTTTTTGAGCAAACGTGAATGTGTTTCTTTAATGCCTCACAAAGCCGATGAGATTCTTGGACTACAAGGTAATGATTCTGGTTCTGGGCGGGACGGTAAATTTCAATTCATGCCTGAATCATATAATTATGGCATGAAACGTTTGCTTACCTATGATGAGTTTTACTATCGTGATTATAGAACGCAGCAAATGCTTTTAGATACCCAAACCGGTGAAACCACCGAGTGGCGCGGTAAAGAAAAAGATGCGCTTAAAGCTTTCTTACAGGCGTATCCTCAAATTACCGTTATAGAAAATGAAATTCCCACGGTGAGATTGGCTATCGTTATTCAAGGAAAGGTATTCTATGATGGACCTAACCCTATGGGAATCGATGCGTATCCCTTCGTTCCTGTTTTTGCCTATTATAATCCTCAGATGCCTTATTTTCCATGGCGAATACAGGGGGTTGTTCGCGGACTTCGTGACAGCCAGTATTTATACAATAGAAGGCGATGTGTTGAGTTAGACATACTTGAGTCACAAATAAATTCAGGTTGGATTTATAAAGAGAATGCTTTAGTTAATCCTAAGGATGTTTTCCTGTCGGGACAAGGTCGCGGCCTTGCTCTCAAAGAAGAAGCAAACATGACCGACGTGCAGCAGATAATTGCACCCCAAATACCACCTTCGATGATTCAACTCTCTGAGCTTTTAGCAAAAGAGATTCAAGAAATATCCGGTGTTAATGAGGAACTTCTGGGCTCGGCAATTGATGATAAAGCAGGGATTCTTTCTATGTTACGTCAAGGTGCTGGTCTTACTACGTTACAAAGTTTATTTGATAACTTGGATCATGCTCAAAAATTACTTGGAAAATTAATGATTGATATTATTCAATCAAATTTTACGCCTGGAAAAGTAAAAAAAATACTTAATGGCCAAGAGCCAGCTCCTTTGTTTTACAACAAAGCATTTGGAAAATATGGTGCAACAGTTGAAGAAGGCCTTAATACAACTACCCAGAAACAGATGCAGTTTGCTCAACTTTTACAGTTGCGTGAAATAGGCGTTCCTGTCCCTAATGATATTTTGCTTGATGCATCTACGTTGCAAAATAAAAAACAACTTGTTGAAGCAATCGCAGCCGCACAACAAGCTCAAGCACAACAAGCTCAAGTACAAGCAGATGCCGCAATTCAAGAACAAATGGCACGTACTGAATTGGCACAAGCGCGAGCAACAGCTGATCGTGGTCTAGGGTTAGAACGTGCAAGCCGCGTAGAGGAAAACAAGGCATTAGCTGAAGAGCGCAAAGCTGCAGCAATTAAAGATGAAGAAATTGGATTGCTTAATCTTGTGAAAGCACTTAAAGAAATTGATTCTGTGGACATCTCACAGTTAGAAAAGCTAATTGCGTTGTCTGCTATAATAAAACAAAATGAAGTTGATTTATCGACCCAAGAAATCGCTGGAAGGTCAGCATGACAAATAATGAATTAAATGACATAAATCATCTGCCTGAGCTTACCGATGAACACCGTATGGCTATAAGTAATTGGTTAAAAGGAAAATTGCAAAGTAACATCCCTTGTGAAATTCTTAAGTCTTTTGAGCATGCATCATTTGGTGTATTTATGCCTGATGGTGAAAGCCAGATAGAAAAAATGAAAAACGCTCAGATTTATTTGGATAAATGGATTACTATCTTAGAAATGACTAAATATCATGATGTATTCCTATTGTCTGCGAAGACTAAATAAGTAGTTAGAGGATTTTTATTAACCTTGCAGCACATAGGTGGTCTGCAGTTTCTACAAAGGAGCCTATATGGCAAAAAGACATCACCAATCAGCAGCAGATAGACTTGCTGAATCACGTGGCGAAGAGCGTCACCTTTATCGTTCTATGCGACGTCATCATGAAGGATATTATGACGGCATGGAACCTCGTCGTCGTCAAGAAATGGAAGATGCCGGTATGATTCGTGAAGATCATTCAAAAATTGCTAACCTTCCACAAGAAGTAATGATCAAATCATACAGTCACACTGGGCCTTATATGCCAGAAATTATCGATGATACAATTCGTGGTGTTGACGCACAGATGGATCTTGATGATCGTCAAAGAGCGAAAAATTTCGTTCCTAAAAAAGTATAAGGACTGCATATGGCAAAGAACAAAAAAATGTCTCGAATGCAAGATGCTGATCTTCAACGATCTGTTGCAGAAAGCATTATGCATCGCGCATTCTTTGCAAATATAGATCCCCGCAGACGCCAAGAAGTTGCCGAAGGCGGTATGCTCAGTGAAGATCACCGCGCAATGGCTAATTTACCTGAGCGTGCTATTCACATGGAATATCCGCGAAATATTCGTAAGGCACAATATGAAATTCCCGATGTACGGGCATTCATGCACGGTAGAGAAGCAATTGATGATGATTACGAAATGGAGTAACCGATGCCTGCAGCTCCGCGTAAATGGGATAGTAAGGCAACTAAAGTTGCGTATAAAATTATGGGCGTACCTGATAATATCGCTTATAAGCCTTCGAAAGAAGAATTAGAGATACGCAAAAAATTGTTTTACGATGAAACAATGCGTGTACGTTAATATATGGTGGCCCGGATAGACGACCATAAGGGTTAGTGTCTTCTGTCTGGGCCTTTTTAAGGAAAACTATGGCTCGAAAAAAAAGTGAAGCAAAAAAAATTACTCTAGCCAAAGGAGTAAAAGTTACTCGTGGTAAAGAAGAAAAACTGCGAGAAAAAAAAGGCTCATCGAGTACCGGACGTTATAAAACAGTAAAACCTAAAGACTTCGCAGGAAAAATGGGAGGAGCATCTGCTTATTCATTTCCTATTGATACTCTTGCTCGTGCTCGTAATGCTTTAGCTCGCGCTCATTATGCCCCTAATCCTGAAGGAATACGAAGAGCTGTATATAAAAAATATCCTTCATTAAAGATGAGAGCGCTTGCTCGTAAACACAAGGAAGATTAATGAAGCATACAAAGAAAAAAATACCTGTTGTTAAAAAATCAATTAAAGTTACTGAAATTAAAAAAGGCGAAAAACTGGAGAAGAAAAAATTGGCTCCTAAGTTGAAAAAAGCCAAAAAAGAAACTAAAGTACAAAAAGTTATGGAAGAGTTTAAAAAAGGTGAATTGCATAGTGGTTCTAAAAAAGGACCACAGGTAACTAATCGTAAACAGGCCATAGCTATAGCTTTAAGCGAGGCGCGAAAATCTAACAAAAAAACCACCCGTACAAAGAAAAAATAAGGTTTTGTTGTTAGAACCGGCTGGCTCCCCCTCCAGCCGGTTTTGATTTACAAGAAAGAGGAATATATGACATTGCAAAAAAGGCCTACAGTTGGCGCAATTTCTCAGGAATTGCTACAAAAAACTCAGGAAACGCATAATGCTATTGACTTAGAACGCGAAATGCAGAAAGAATATTTACAAGAATTAATTGCATGTATAACTAATTGGCGGTCTAAATTTAATAAAGATTTTTTTGTCGTAGTGATAACCAAAAATGAAAAGTTAATGCCTAATGTCTTTAGGAACTATTTTATTCCTCGTTTCAGTTGTCCAACTCCTGATTATGATCAGTCAGTTTTTAAATATCATGCTGCTACTGAAGATGTAGAATATATCTGGTCGATACCATCCAAAGATGCATGCATACATTTACTAAAAAATGCTCATGAAGTTCATAAAGACGAGCTTCAATTGTTGCACTACATTAAAGATTTTGCATCAGGAAAGCTTTACAAATTAGCAAAAAAGTTGAATGGTGAAGCAGAAAGCACGTCTGAAATTGAACAATAAAGGAGAATGCATGTCTGAATTAGATAGCACATTGCCACCATTGACACCTGAAGCTCGAGCAGCAATGAATACATGGTCAAAAGATGATCAAAGCGTACAGCCAGAGACTGAAGCCGTAATAGATATTGAACCTAAACCACAAGAAACATCTGAGCAAATTGCGCAAACTCAAGAAGTAATTTCTGAATCAGTTAACGAATCAAATCATGACAGAAATTTTAAAATTCTGAGAGAAAAAGCGGCATTGGCTGATAAATTAGCTCGCGAACATGAAGCTGCTATGCAGAAGATTCGTGAATATGAGCAGATGTATCAAACTCAAAAACAAGCTCAAGAACCTGTAGATTCTGATGAGATAGAAATTGCTCCCGATGATTTGGCTGAAGGAAAGCATCTTAATAAGTTAGGAAAAAAACTACGTAAAATGGAAGAGCAATTAAAAGCATATCAGCGCCAATCAGCTGACATGACTGCTGAAGCTCGCTTGCGCGCAGAATTTCCTGATTTTGATTCAGTTGTTACTGCTGATAATTTAACAACATTGCGTACATTAAATCCAGAAATTGCAGAAACCATTCAATATTCGCCTGATCTTTACAAAAAGGCAGTTACTGCTTATAAAATAATTAAAAATATGGGAATTGATAAGCAAGAAAGTTATATTATTAATAAAGAACGTGCTGAAAAAAATATTGCAAAACCACGGCCTCTTGCATCAGTTTCACCCCAACACGGTGAAAGTCCTTTAAGTAAAGCAAATGCTTTTGCTAATGGATTAACGCCTGAACTACAAAAGCAATTACGAAGAGAAATGGAAGAGGCTCGTAAATCTATATAACTCACTACAGACGTCTTGATGCATCATTAAGTGTTTTCCTTTTTCTCATTCGATGATGCATCAAGCATGATGCGATTCATATTTATATTCTCCGGACGCCACCTTGTAAAAAAGGTGGTGTTTTTGTTATACTCACCTATGAGCTGTAATCGCGAAGTCGCTCATCGACGGGACCTTACGTGCCAGTGGTCCAGGCACAGAGCTGTAAGAGATTCGCTCCCTCACGTCTTTATTGTCCCAATTAATTTATCTCTTTTCTTTAAAGGAGGTACTTATGTCCATTACGACAACGAGTACTTTACCAGCGCCTAAACCTTAATATGGGCGCAATAAACCATAGGTGATTACATGGAAAGTCTAAACATAAAATCATTGGATTGCTATGCTCATACAGGAAGTGTATTAAGTTTAGTAAATGGATATTTTATGCATGACAACCAGAGCCAAACGCATTGGATTTATGCCGCGGCCATAATGGATTCAGATGGATGTTTTATGATTAATAGATATAAGCGTGGGGCAAGATATGATTATCTCGCAACGATTAAAATAACCATGGTTAATAATGGTTCTATTAATTACATCATGAATTCTAGTGGCTTAGGTTACGTAAATATCAATGGCATTCGTACATCACGTCCTTATAGTTTGCCGTTATATGAATACCGTATAACCAACCGAAATGATTTAATAATTTTTCTTACAGCTATCATGCCATATTTGCAGAATAAGAAAGAGCGCGCAGAGCATTTGTTAAATTATTGTAATAAAATTGGTTATAAGCCTCATGGTCAACGGCATATTAAAATGACTGATGAAGAATTACAATTTCGAGAGGATTCGTATTTAAAAATGCGAAAGCTCAATAAAATTAAAGTAGGCGCAACGACTAAGTCCTATGGACCTGAGAAGGTATGCGATAGTCTTATCTCATAAGAAATTATGAGAGGATAGATCGAAGTATCTGTCCCGCCAGAAATGGTCAGTAGGGTTAATAGCTAACCCGAAAGTAAAAGAATGGTTCAGCAAAGCTTTAGCTATAAACTGCTATCAGTGCCGGTACCAAATATGATCCATAAAATACCTGCAATGTTAAAGAATATGCCTCGTAACGGTGGTACAACCCTTCGTATGCGTCGTTACAATCCATTACCAACTGCTATGGTTCCACTAGGAAATTCTGGTGTAACTCCTCCTCCATCAAATTTAACTGCAGTCGATATCGATGCAACAATTAGTTTTTATGGTCTCTATGTTCAATTGAATGAACAAGTGACGTTGCAAAACCAGGACCCTGTGTTGAATGAGTGCGCGGCTCGTCTTGGTGTATCATTACGTCAAACTGAAGATCAATTGACTCGTGATATGCTTGCAGCAACCGCATCATTTATTAACTGCACCGGCGGTGTTAATGGTGACAACCCAACAGAAATTACACGCTCAGATGTTGATGAAGTGGTAAGAACATTGCTTAACAACAATGCGTACACCATCATGGATAACATTGAGGGTGAAGACAAATTCGGTACAGCTCCAGTTCGTGATGCTTATTTTGCGTTATGTTCAACAAACTTAACTGGTAATTTGGACAACGTGGCCGGATTTATTCAAAAGAATCAATACCCAGCTCCTATGAATGCTCTACGTTCTGAATGGGGTGCAATTGGAAACCTTCGTTTCTTGGTATCATCCATTGGTTCGGTAACGGCAAATGCTTCTCTTTTAGGCGCTAATGTATACAACATTTTCTGTTGTGGCCTTGAAGCATATGCGTGCATTCAACAAGATGGATATAGTGCAAGCTTTATCTATAGACCGCCAATATATGATGGACCCTTGGCTCTTAATGCTTCAGTTGGTTACAAATTTGCTGAAGTGCCGCGTATTCTCAATGATCAATGGGTTATTAACTTACGTGCAACTTTAGCGTAAAGGAGAAAACATGGCATATAATACCGTTATTCAACAAGGTAATTTTGTATCTACGGGCACTGCCACAACCATTAAATTGGCTTCTGGCATAGATTGGATGGAAGTTATTAACTGGACAAATACCACTAATCCAAATGATTCTGAACAATACGGATTCAGATATTATTGGCAATTGGGTATGGATAATAATGATGGGTTGATGGATTTTTATGACAAAAATCTATCAGCTGGTGCTACTTATACAAGCACTAATACCACGGTAGCTATTAGTGAATTTGTAGGTGCTAATGGATTCACTTATGTTGATAGTTCAGTACAAAATCCTGGAAATCGTGTCGCAATTACCGCAGTAAGTACGGCAAATCCTCCTGTAGTATCCACGGGAAGCACAGCTGGCTTATCTGCTGGCTCTATCGTTCGTCTTACTAATACTACCGGTGCTTTGCAATTGGGCGGAATTGATTTCAGCATTGATACTATTGTTGCTAGCACGAGTTTTAGGTTGCCGTATATGGCGCAATTAAGTGCAGCTGCAACAGCTGGATATTATCGTCTTATTGCATTTAATCCTCTTTTTTATCCTAGCACCAGATTTATTTCCAAGGTTACAAAGGCTTCTCAAGCTGTAGTTACATTGACAGTTTCTATAGTTGAGAATTCACGTGCATGGCAAATAGGACAGAAAATTAGATTTAATATTCCCGCTGAATATGGCATGGTTGAGCTTGATGGTGTTCAAGCAAATATTGTGGCAGTTGATTATGTTAATAATACAATTACTATCGATGTTGATTCGACTTCATTTACCACATTTGCATTCCCATTAACGGCGGCTGTTCCGTTTACGCCTGCTCAGGCTATTCCTTTTGGTGAAACTGCCGATGCTAATATTGCAAATCCTAATTTATTGGATGATTCAGTAATTAATACTGGATACACAGGCATGCTTCTTGCGGCTGGAAATAATGGTCCTGCAGGAGCAGAGGGAGATATAATTTATTGGAGAGCTGGTAAATCCTTCAATAATTATGTCAATGTATTAGGTAGCTAACAATTCTGGGGATGATTAAATTCATCCCCTATTTCTCATGAAAGAATATTATGGAAATAAAAAATATGACATCGGTAAAAAATGATTTGACACCAATGCGTGCCAAAAAAGATAAAACGACTCAGGAAGAATTGCGCAATAATCTTAAATATATGCGTGATAAAGATCGTGAAATGGTACGTGGAAAGTTTAACTTCCATGAAGTTCCAGGAGGTAGCATTGGATTTAATTTTAAAAAATATAAGGAAGATGATGTTGAAGAATTTAAGATGATTGATGGCCATATCTATACGATTCCTCGATGTGTTGCTGAACATTTAAATAAAAATGGAAGTTATCCAATTCACAGTTATGCAAAAAGTGAAGATGGTTCTTCGGTCGCTAAGATTGGAAAAAAAGTGCATAGATTTTCTTTTACAAGTTTAGAATTTACAGAAGATACTGATTTGTTAGGAAATCCAACATCTTTGGTAACCGTGGAAAACATCTAAGGAGATGCTATGTCAACCTGTTATGCCCAATTTGATCCCATATTTCAACCGGCGATGCGTCTTATTGCAGCAATAACTAACTCAAATCCTGCCGTTGTTACTACGACTTTTAGGCATCAATATGTTGACGGCACTATCGTTCGTTTGGATATTCCGCAAGCAGACGGAATGCAGCAAGCTAATGGATTGTTTGCACCAATTATTGTATTAAGTGATACAACGTTTAGTATTGCTATTGATACCACAAACTTTGATGCTTTTTCTATTCCAATGGACCCTCCTCCTTATGTTAATACATGTGCTATGGTTGTACCGATAGGAGAAGTTGCGACTACGCTTCAAGCAGCTGTTCGTAATGTTTTACCATTTAGAGGAGAGTAATTATGCCAATATCACCTCCAGGAAATACACTGGCTACTATACAAACTAAAGTTCGAAGATTAACTCGTACACCTTCAACATCTCAGCTGTCTGATGATGATTTAAATCAGTATATTAACACGTTTGTAGTATATGATTTTCCTGAACATCTTCGTATGTTTAATCTTCGAACAACGTTTGAATTTATAACCAATCCTTATCAGGATGTATATCCAACCGATCAAGCTTCTTTTGTTGGTGTTACTACCAATCCACTCTATGATTTCCAAAATACGCATATTAGCGTTCATCCTCCATTTTACATCGCGGGTTACCAAACTTTCTATACCCAATCACGCGAACAATTCTTTGGCATTTATCCTAATGTAAATACAATTCAGTCCATTGGTACCGCAGGAGATGGTATAACTACGCAATTTACAGGTGTAATTCCAATATTATCTCAATCATTTAATTCGGGAATTGGTGGCGCGGTATTACTACAGAATCAAGTATTGTTTAGTTCTGTAGATATAAATAATAATGGGCTAGCATTACAAGATGTTCCATTAACAAATCCTTCTACAGGAAACCCAACCGTACAGGGAAATCTCTATGTTCCAGGAAGTTTACCAACAACTCCTCCTCTTACTACAGATTTTGATCCTAACAACAATATTAATTATGTTACTGGTCAATTCACAATCACCTTTCCGACAGCTCCGGCACAAGCTGCTGCAATCAATAGCCAGACGGTGCCATCGGTCACCACGCGTCCACAAGGTATACTGTATTACGACAATAAATTTACTATACGTCCTGCTCCAGATCAGCCTTATACTGTTAATTTTGAAACGTATGTCAGACCTTCTTATTTAATGCAAACAAATCAATCTCCACAATTGCAAGAATGGTGGCAATATATAGCCTATGGTGCGGCTAAAAAGATTTTAGAAGACCGCATGGATTTAGATACGGTAGCACTTATTATGCCTGAGTTTAAAAAGCAAGAAGCATTGTGTCTAAGACGTACTATAGTCCAATATACTAATGAACGAGTTGCAACTATTTATACAGAACAAACCAGCTTCGGTCCTGGGTCAGGACAATGGGGTTGGGGCGGTGGACCTTTTTAATGAGCGAAATAATATGGTGATTTTATATAAAACTCTATGGTTTTTCGGTGTTCTTTTAATACCTGTTTTTCTGATTGGATTATGGCATATAATCTTGTATTGCATGCCTGTAAAGAATGCAAAAAAATGTATTAAACCAGTACGACGTAGAATGAAAAAAGCTCGCATACTTTCTAAAAACCATGAACATAATCATTAAAAAGGAACAATATGGCATATCAAAGTAATAAGCCCATGGCGACTGACCAATTATCTGTTTCACAAATAGATATTCAAGGTAATTTTGCTGCCATTAAGACATTAATAGACGTTAATCTTGTAGATTTTGCTTCATCCGATCAAGGAAAACACAATCTTTCTCAATATGTAAATCAATCAGTCGATCCGACATTGGGAGCTACTGAAATAGCTGCGTATAACAAAGTTTCAGGGGTTACTTCTGTGCAAGAACTTTTTATTAAAAAAGGAGTTGGGGCTCCATTTTCCATTACATCTGCACAGGGTGGAGGAACTGGATGGTCTTCATTATCATCTGGTTTTATTTTGCAATGGGGAGAAGGTACGGTGACCGGATCGGGAACTCTCAATTTTGCCTTAACTTTTCCTTCTACCTGTTATCAAGTTGTTGCTTGTATCCAAGATCCAAATGCCGGAGATATTAATAAAGCAGTGCGTGTGGTAAGTTGGACAACGGCGGGAGCAACGTTTTATGTTTCTCCTCGAACTACAACAGGATCTGCTACTTCATTAATAAGCTTTTTTGCAATTGGTGTATAAGGAGAAGAAATGGCATTCGATCGTTTTTTGATCGCCCCCTATAATTCCGGGTGGCAAAATAATCTTCGCCCCTGGTTAATTCCCGATGATGCATTTGAACAATTAATAAATGCATATGTTTTTAGGGGTCGTGTACGAAAACGTTTTGGATCCACATACATGCAAGGCAGTTCATTAGGATCGGTTGCTCAGCTCATATCTCGCTTACGTATTCAAGTGGGGATCACTGATGGTAGCGGTGATTTATCAGGTACTGTTCCGGGTACTATTTTTGCTCTGGGACAATTATTTTCTATTGGAAGTGAAATATTTACGGTTAATGCCACCGGTACTCCTGCAAATTTATTAAAAACGGGAACTACGGTAACAGCTACTTTTAATACAACAACCGGTGCTTATGTGTTTGCAGGAGCTGCAGCCAATACTGCTGTTTATTTTTATCCTGCGTTACCTGTAATGGGAATTACAACGTATAATGCTGCCGGCACAACTATTAATAATCAGCCTCCCTATGCATTTGATACTCAATTTGCATATACTTATTCAGGAAGTGGTTGGTACCGATCAGGAACCGGTACAACGCCAATATGGCATGGCAATGAATTAAACTTTTTTTGGTCAGCAAACTGGTATGGATTTAATAATGCAGGAACAGCGTATATTACTGCCTTATTTGTTTCTAATTTCCAAGTTACTAATCCCAATGGTGCTCCAGTAGCTACTGATGATCCAATTTGGTATTTTGATGGTACTAATTGGACTGCTTATTATGCATATTTTGCTCCAGCGGGTGGTGCTGTTGGATCTGGACCGTTTGTTCAGACTGCTCGTTTAATTGTACCTTTTAAAGATCGATTGCTTCTTTTAAATACTATAGAAACGAATTCGGCAGGAACAGCAAATACAAATTACGTAAATAGATGCCGTTATTCGTGGAATGGTTCTCCGTTTGCCGATAATGCCTGGTATGAGCCTGGACAGCAGGATGCATCAGGTAATGTTGGTGCTGGAGCCGGCTATATAGACGCTACTACTGATGAGCAAATTGTAAGTGCCGAATTTATTAAAGACCGCCTTATTGTTTTTTTTGAACGAAGTACATGGGAACTTGCTTATACTGGTAACGAAATTCAACCATTTATTTGGCAAAAAATTAATACCGAACTAGGCGCTGAAAGTCCAATGTCAAGTGTGCCATTTGATAAATATATTCTCACGATTGGTGGAACAGGAGTTCATTCGTGTAATGGTGCAAACGTCGAGCGTATTGATAACCAAATACCTGATCAAATATTTGAGATCAAAAATTCAAACTCGGCAACTTTGCGTGTAGCTGGTATTCGTGATTATAAAGCTGAGATGGTATATTGGGCATATACCTCAATTAATGATACACCGTTATCAGATTTTCCCAATCGCATACTTGTTTATAATTATAAAAATAATACGTGGTCTGAAAATGATGACTGTATTACAGCTTTTGGCTATTGGGAGCAGCAGATTGATCTTACATGGAATGACACAACCACGACATGGGAAGAATCTAACTTTACCTGGACAGATGGAATTATAGAAGCTCAGTCACGACGAATATTGGCTGGCAACCAACAGGGATATATGTTCCTGCTTTCTGCAGACGAATCTCGTAATGCTCCAGTTATGCAAATAAGTGATATGTCATATGACGCTTCAACCGATCAATTGTTTATTTTATGCATCAATCACACATTACAATCAAATAATCAGGATGGGCTTGGTGATTATGTGTTAATAGAAAATTGCCAAGGAGTTACCTTTAGCGGACCTGAATTTGGTCTTACCTCCATTTATCCAGTATATTCAACACCAACAGCAAATATTTTTGTTATAGCAAATGTTACACAATTTACAGGAACATACACTGGCGGTGGTACTGTATCTCGTGTATCAAATATCGGTATACTTTCAAAACAATGGAACCCTTACGATAAAACCGATCGAAACGTGTATTTAGCAAAAATAGATTTCGGTGTTCAAAAAACACAAGCTGGTCAAGTAACGGTAGATTATTATCCTTCTTCGTCTGATTTGTCTCTCATTGAACAGGGTGGACCTTTAGGAACAAATTCATTAACAGGAAATAATGTTCTTGAAACCTTTGCATATCCAACTGTTCCTCTTGAAGATGTTCAGACCAGATTATGGCATCCGGTATATTTTAATGGTGAAGGTGAATGTATCCAGATATTTATTTCTATGAGCGAAGATCAGATAATTCAAAAAAACATAGCTCTGGCTGATTTTGAGCTTGAAGGAATGATTTTATATACTCAAGCAACATCGTATCGTATGCAATAAGGAGAAAGAATGGCAAATCCTCAACAAGTCGGTGCTTTTGTTCCTACGACGAATATATGGGATGTGCAATCTTTATATAATGCATCATTAACTGACGAAAATGTATTGCGTGAACTATTAGTTCGTCTTTATCAAAACATTAATAATATATCTTTGGTACTCAATATTAAAGATTCTGGTTATTATGACACCAAAGAATTTGTAAATGGTCAGCTTTATTATCCCAATCCCAACTCAACTTCAATTTCGCCAGTTGGAATACGTTATAGGCAGGTTTTTAGAAAGGTTATTGATTTTGGTAGTTTGCCTAATGCAGGAATTACCTCAGTGCCTCATGGTATAAGCATAACAGGTCAAACTACCTTTACCCGTATATACGGAACAGCTAATGATTTAACTAATATGAGTTACATTCCTTTGCCTTATACCTCAAACGTTGCTAACTCTAATATAGAGTTATATGTCGATGCTATAAATGTTAATATAGCTACTGGAGTTAATTACTCAACGTATACAACGACGTATATCGTGTTGGAATATTTACAATTTTAAAGGAGTTCTATGGCTTTGCCTTTGTTACCGGTGTTGTTAGGAGCAGCAATACCACCGCTTATTCAAGGCGGGATAGATTTATTTCGTAATCGCAATAAACCCGATCAGTCTTCACAAGGCATGTTGCCGACGATGGGTGGCCAAGGAAATGCATTAACCGGATACTCAGCAGCAACACAACAATTGCCTCGATATACTCCTGAACAGCAAGCTCTCATAAATTCTTTAATTCCACATGTGCAACAAGGTTTACAACAAAAATCAGATTTTGCACCTATAGCTGAACAGGCCAGAAGATCATTTTCTACTAAAACAGTTCCTTCTATTGCTGAACGGTTTACTGCTATGGGTGGTGGTCAACGGTCAAGTGCTTTTCAGGGAGCTTTGGGACAAGCCGCTAGTGACTTAGAAACAAATTTAGCTGCTTTAGGATCTGGTCATGCATTACAACAACAAGCCTTGCTACAAAATCTTCTTGGGCATGCATTATCTCCAAGTTTTGAAAATATCTATATTCCCCAAACAAGTGGTTTATTTGGTAGTTTAGCAGCCGGAGCAGGTGCATCATTACCATTTTTATCATTACTTTCTGGTATAGGTTCTACAAATACTACACAAGCTCCACAAATAAATGCTACACAAGCTAATGCATTATCTGCCTTGTTACAAAATCTTCAAGCATCACAATCAGTTCAGAATGTAAATAGACTTGGAGGCGGTGCACAAAGAGGGTTATTGCAAGGATATACTCAAATTCAAGGATAAAAT